CGTGCTGATGAAAACGTGTCTCGGTGGACGTGGCAAGACCACGCCTTGCACTAGGAGTGATTGATATGTGGAAGTATATTATTATCGTTGCCGTTGCTATTTTGGCATTTCTGATTACATCATACCCGGCTGGTTCAGCATCCATGGATGATGATACACCACAGTATCAGATAGACTCAGAATTTAAACATCCACCTCTCCCTAAACCCCGGCCTGCTCGACCATCAATCATATCAGAGCCTATAAATGCTGATCAGCAAGAATTCATCTGTCTCGCAAAGAATATATACTTTGAGGCTCGTGGTGAAGTGATTGCTGGTCAATATGCTGTAGGACTAGTTACACTGAATCGTGTTCGTAGTAAACGTTTTCCTAACAACATCTGTGATGTAGTTTATCAAGCACGATACTGGAATAACCACCCTGTTCGAAACAAGTGCCACTTCTCTTGGTATTGTGACGGTAAATCTGACCGTCCGAAAGAGCGTAAGAACTGGGAACTCGCGAAAGAGATTGCTGAAACTCTGTTACTGTTTAATATAGAGGATATCACTAAGGGTTCTACTCATTATCACGCAAAAGAGGTTCTACCACATTGGGCCAAACAATCAAAAATCAAAACAATTATTGGGAACCATATTTTCTATGAGTAGTTTTTATCGTAACTTAGGTAATGACAAGAGACTGTCTATTATAGCCGGTCCTTGTGTATATGAGGATTATAGTCTAGCATATAAGATAGCATCAGAACTATCAGAAATATGTGATAAGTATGCTGTTAATTTTTGTTTTAAAACAAGTTTTGATAAAGCAAATAGAACATCACATGATGGATATCGTGGTAAGGGACTGGATGCTGCCATGGAAGCATTCATGTATCTACAGGCAGAACTCAATATCGAAATCCTGACAGATGTACATGACTGTTGGCAAGCACAGGTTATCAATGCTGATATTCTACAGATTCCTGCATTTCTATGCCGACAGACTGACCTGCTAGAAGCAGCAGCGAAAACTGGTAAGCCCGTCAACGTAAAGAAGGGTCAGTTTCTTTCTCCATGGGAAATGCAAAAAGTAGTTGACAAAGTTATTCACTTTGGTAATAATAGAGTCATACAAACAGAACGAGGAACAACATTCGGATATAATAATTTAGTTGTTGATATGCGGTCATTGGAGATTATGAAAGATGATGGAAAGCCTGTTATCATTGATTGCACACATGCAGTTCAGTATCCCGGTGCTGGTGGCAATCGGAGTAGTGGGGACGGTCGTTTTGCTCCGACTATAGCTAAATCAGCGGCCGCAGTAGGTATCGCAGGTGTGTTTATGGAAGTCCATCCGGACCCCATGTCATCACCATCAGATGGTCCTAATATGATTCGTCTAGATAACTTTGAGAATGTGTTAAGAGATTTATTAAGAATTGATGAGGCTGTTAAATGATTTATGGTAAAGTTTGGGGAACCACAGAACCCTTGTTAGTCACGCCCATGGTAGAGGTACATCGTATCAAAACCAATAAGGGTTATAAATGCTCTGAGCATATGCATCAATATAAATGGAATGGATTTTACTGTATTAGTGGTGGCGTAAAAATTCATGTTCGTAAAAATAATTATGATCTGACAGATGTAACTACGCTTGGTCCAGGTGATTTTACTTCAGTCAAACCTGGTGAGTACCACTGGTTCGAATCTGTCTTTGATAGTGTCTTACTAGAAATCTACTATCCGGAGGCTATCTCAGAAGATATTGTTCGTAAGAGTGTAGGTGGTATGAGTAATGTTGAATAAAGCCGAGTTTAATCAAGAAATTGAAAGGTTTGTCAAGAATACTGGTGAAACCTACATTGATGCTGTCGTACACTATGCAGAGAAAAATAATATTGAAGTTGAAACTATTTCTAAAATGTTGAATAAGGTTATCAGACAAAAGATTGAGTCTGAAGCTAGTGATTTAAACTTACTAAGAGAGAAGCTGTGCAAGTTGCCCGTGTGATGTCGTATCCTGGTTTCAATGCATATAAAGTTTACCTTGCTTTGAAAAACCATTTTACGAGTGATTATGATTACTTTAAATATCATGGCAAGATGAAAGTAAAGGAGGAATCATTCTTAAAACGCCGTGACAAGTTTTTCTTTGAAAAAATAGAAAGGAGATATAAGAAAGAACTCGTTCCATTCTTTGTTTCAAATCTAATCAAGGAGGATAATTCATGGTCCGGTAGTCTGGTGACAGACCAAGCCGAACAAACTTTTAATGAATGGAAAAAGAAGACCCAATCCCTTCGTTATGTGTTCAAAGAAGATATGGGAAGAGTCCGTACTTTAATGGACCATAATGAACTTCAGTTTGATGAGTTGTTTGAATGCGGTGATGGGCAGCATCCGCCTATATTCAAACTTCTCATCTCTGAAGAAATTACTATCGAATCTTTTGTAATATTAGATCAAGTATTATCATTTTGTAAGAGAATAAATAAAAGAATTCTTGACGATTATGTGTGGTCAGTGTATTATAAAAGAGTTATGAAGTACTCACGCTTCATAGAAGTAGACAATAAAGACTATAAGATGATCCTCAAGGATATCTTTGTTTAAGAAGAATCAAGTTAGTTTTAAGTTAGTATTAAGGAGAAAACACATGGCACTAGATTTTGCCGCACTCAAGAAAACTCGTAAGACCTCACTAACCAATCTAGTCAAAGAGGTTGAGAAAGTAACCCAACGAAACGAAAACAAAAGTGGTGATGACCGCTTCTGGAAGCCAGAGGTAGATAAGTCTGGTAACGGTTATGCTGTCATTCGTTTCTTACCGGCTCCACAGGGTGAAGATCTGCCCTGGGTAAAGATGTATAACCATGGCTTCCAAGGACCAGGTGGTTGGTATATTGAGAACTCTCTCACGACTATTGGTGAGAAAGATCCTGTATCTGAACATAACTCTATGCTTTGGAATTCTGGTATTGAGTCTAATAAAGAAGTGGCTCGTAAACAGAAACGGCGTCTACAATATTTTTCTAATATTCTTGTCGTGAAAGATGCAGCAAACCCTGAGAATGAGGGTAAGGTATTTTTATATCAGTATGGTGCTAAAATTTTCTCGAAACTACAGGAGGCAATGCAGCCTGAATTTGAGGATGAGGATCCAATGAACCCATTTGACTTTTGGGAAGGTGCGGACTTCAAACTCAAGATTCGTAATGTTGAAGGTTATCGTAACTATGACCGTTCTGAGTTTGATAGTCCATCAACTATCTCAGATGATGATGATGAAATTGAAGCTATCTGGAATAAACAACACTCCCTAAGTGCATTCTTGGAGAAGAGTAACTTCAAATCATATGGTGAGTTGAAGGCACGACTCGATAAAGTGCTAGGAGTAACAGACTCTACACCAGTGATGGAAGAGGAAACTGCTCCACCACCAAAACAGAAGGTTGCTGAAGTTGAAGATGATATTCCTTGGTCGAATGATGATGAGGATGATGATAGTGTTTCATTCTTCAGGAGTCTGGCTGAAGATGACGACTAAAAAGAGGGGGACTTCGGTCCCCCTTAACTTTATGCCCCAGCACCCATGAATAAAGATGTATCACGATTAACAGGGTCAATAGGTCCAGCAGATACATTTTCATTTTTGACACTCGTACTAGCGTCTGTACTGTTAATATGATTAATAGTAACTGGTGCATTCATTTGATTAACATTCGTCCTTGATACAGCATCAATCATTTGACCTTCAACATTTTCATTGGCTGGACCTTGGAATGAAGCTGATGGACCACCTGGCTCCATTGATGAGGATAAATCTGTTTGTGGTTCAGCCCCTGAAACTTGAGATTGAGCTCTGAGTTGTTGACCTCTTTTCATTCTTCCTCTAGGTTTTGCATTCTCTTGATTAGTTGATAACTGTTTTTTAATTTCTTTATAAATGTCTTCCATTCTATCACCAACCATCTGAGGGTCTTGAATCAGGTCTTCTTCCAGTGGAAATTGATTATCTGATCTTTGATAGGTATCATTATAAACTTCTCGAGCAGCTATACCAAGGTCAAGCGGTGCACCTGCTAATGTGGGTAGAAATATACCTGCTCCTTCTGCAGAAGCTCCTACAAAGTCTCCAGAGATAAGTCTCTCCACAGCAAATCCAACACCGGCTAAAGCACCAACTACAGGTATAGCCTTAACACCAAATTTACCCATAACTTTGGCCACACTTTTAACAACACTTTTTGACTGACTGGCTGTTTTTAAAACATTATCATTTGCTGCAACTGAAGTAGCTGCAGATGCGGCAGGTTTCATAGGAGATGGACTAGCTGCAGGAGCAGGTCTAGTTGGAGATGGACTTGCAGGACTAGGGGGAGTTCTAGGTGTAACGGCTCTACCTCTTTCTGCATTATCTAAAGCAGCTGCAGTCTCAGCTGCCTTGATATTTCTACCAGATACATCTGTTACGGCTCCTGTATCACTAACTTTATAACCAGCATCAGTCATTAGTTTCTTTTGTTCTGGAGAGAGATTTTTAGCTCTATCAGTATTACTAGCTCTAGTGTCCATGTCACCTGTAGCTTTATTAACATCTGTTTCTGCCTTAAGGAACATAGCAGCAGTAACTCCAGCAATACCAGCACTAACTAATCCCGCTAGTTTACCAAAACGTTTACCAAAACCAAATTTACTTTTCTTGGCAACATTAGCGGTTGTATCTACCTGTGATTTTCTAAGTAAGCTTGTTGCTTTAGAGAATGTTTTCCCAATCATAGAAAACATACCGCCAATAATTTTACTAGTAGTTTTTGGAAATAATATTAATGCAGCACCTAATCCAACAAGGAATGGTGCAGAGGCAGTCAGGGCATCTGACAGAAACTTATTTACCGACTCGTTACTGGTTAAAAAGTCTGGAATATTAGGAACTATAGCATCGTAGATTGATTTGATACCATCTATCAAATCTTTGAAAAAGTTTACTAAACGTACTGCCCCATCCACAACAAAATCAATGGCATCTGGATTATCAAGGAAAAATAAGAATGCACCAGCAGCCAAAAGTTTTCCTAATAAACCCATATCAAATTTAGATTTACTCTTAGTATCTTCATCTCCAGTTGAACTACTATCTGGAACTGGAGTTACCGCCTCGTCTGTTTTCTCTGCTGTAGAAAATTTTTGTTGAAGAAAACTTTTCTTATCTTCTTCAAAAGACTTTTTATCTAAATTAAAACCTTTTAGAAGAATATCTCTAATCTGTTCCAAATAAAAATTTGAAATCTCTTGTTGTTTAACCATCTCAACAATGGTAGTTCCACCACTATCTTCTAACTCTGGTAAATTAGCCATTTTGTCTTCTTCTCATCTCTTCTTCTTCTAAGTACTGTATCAACATAGCAACATAAGCTTGCCTTTCAAATGGTATCATATTATCAAGTTCTGTTAATGAGTATTTATGATGTTGCATCAAAGCAAAGTTTGTTCTATAGTGATTTGCTAAGTTTTCATGCAACATCATTATGTAAAAAAACTTTGAAGGCCCTCAATCTCTGTAACAACATCTTTACCACACTTTTCACATGTGAATTTAATTTCATGTTTTAATTTTGGCATTGTCTGAAAAAACTGAGTTATTTTTTCAAACTGTCCCTGATTTAGATTCTCTATAAATTGTATTAGTTCATCTTTAGAATAGTCGGTATAAGTTTCTTTAGCATCAAAAACATAATCGACACAAGCTGCAAATATCTTGATAATACTTTCTACAGACTCATCTTGAATATTAAAGTCATCAATCCCATATACATCTGGATATTTCATCATCATACCTACATTTTCATCAATCATGATTTGATTAGTATGAGTTTCGTCAAAATGTACTTTAACATCATCAATATTAAATTTAACTGTATTTACATGACCACAATCATTTTCATCATGTCTAAAATTTAACTCAATAGTTTCTCCTACACTCTTACCACGTATCTTAAGCATAAGATATTCAAAATCAAACGAGGCTAGTTTTCTAATATCAAAACCCTCTGTCTTAATACAATTATCAAAAATCTGTTCAATCGCTGTGATTACATCCTGTTTTTCTCCACCCTCTAAAGCCATCAAAAGAATTTTTTCTTCCTTAACTAAAAAAGGTCTAAATTTCACCTGACTGTTAGTTGAAGGAATAATATCTGTAAATGTCGGGGTAGTAACTAAGGGTAAATTCATTTCAACTCCTTATAATTTAAAATGCTACAAATTTAAAATTCTGTCCTGGTGGTGGTGATAACTCTTTTATTACTCTCTCAGATTCTTTGATACCAATTGGTTCTGTCTTAATAATATGATGTCTATAATTAAATGATACATTTAGTTTATGTACTTCAGAACCGTTAGCCCAACTTGCTTGAAGTGGATTGATGGTTCTAGGATATACCTCTCTAAGTTCAATTTCATACATGACTGCACCAAGGTCATCAAACTGTCTTAATCTTATCATACAAGGTTTTACAACTTCATCATAATATCCTGGATTAAATTGATTCATGGTATCTTGAGGTGATACTCTGCGATAATCTCCTACAATTAAATCTTGCCATCGTTCAAAAATTTCTTTTTCTTCTAACTCCCGTGAACATATAAATGTACCATTTACCTCTAGATGGACTGGTGCGTATGGAATATTAACTGGAGTCTCAAATCCCATTGACCTATGGCCATCAATAGCTTGTAAACCTCTACCTGGGAAATCAAAGCTTTCACATCTTAAACTAAGAGAGTATCCAATACCCCCGCCACCCATTGCCGCATGAGCTTGTAGTTGGGGATTACCTGTTGAGTTCAATAAATCATTTGGTAAGGTAATATAAAAATCAAAGTTACTCTGACGTGCAGTTCCCTTTGACGATATCTCTGCATTGAATTGGTCGATATTAAAGGCCATTATCCTACCATCCTTCTTGAGTCTGCCCATACGGAACTCTTTGATTTTTTCGCGAAACTTTCTAATGGTAGGAATAGGGCAATATCCCATTCAGAAGAAGATATTTCGATAAACCGAGATCTAACATGACCGGATAAATAACGTTTAAATGTCGGTTTAAATGCTTTATATTTAGATGCTCCTTTCAGTATTTCATAACTTAATCTTAGTTTAGTATTCTCATCATACCTTTTATTACTACTTAAATCGTATAATGCATCCATTAGTTTAGCTCTTAGGACATATGGTAAGTAATGCATGTTAATACCATAGAAGCCACCTGGAGCACCCTGTACAGGGAATATGAGAGGGTATCTATCATAGTAAGGTAGTTTGTCCTTAGTCTTAGGGTCATAGTTGAATAGATACATTTTACCCATTGATACACGATTTTTGTATCGTGCCTTCTCACCACGTACTATTGACTCAGGACTAGTGCTTGTACCTCGTGCCTTACTTCTAAACCAATCTCTGGCAGACTGTGTTCGTGCCGGTACTTGTCCAGCTCGAATACCTTGAGCTAAAATTTCATCGAAAGTTGATGCCATCTGTATTTTTCTCTTGACTTAAACTTGACAGTGTATTATATTTATACTGTAATCTTATTTAATTTATGGAGTGTCCAATGTCCGACAAACTTTGGAGAAAGGTTAAAAAGATGGAATTAGGTAATCCAATTATT